GACTTAATTAAGTACCATCCTGCACAATAATGACTTCGACTTTTTGGTAACTTGGTATAGATAGCAACTTTGTGTTTTATATCGTATACTTCATTATATGTCCGGCTAGTAGCAGGAAAACCATGAACTTCTTTTTGATTTTCCTTGGCGCCTGATCGTTCATTGGGTGCAAACTGTATGTTGTATTTGGACTTTATATTTTTTACATTAGCGTATGTTTCTCTCTGATCGTCGTATACATAAACAAAGCCGCCATTTTCTACTGCTTGTATAGTAGCAATCTGGTTACCCGATTGTTCTACCACCCAATATTTGTTCTTGATTATTGTTTTTGCTACTAGGTCATTCATGCTGTTAGTTCTTCCTGGATATACCTGTTAAGTTCGTGATCCCCTACATCCTCTGGTATTTCATTTTTATAGAATAGTCTATAACTGTCACTTCCATACTTGCCAATGCCATATAGTTCTGTAGCATCTTCTCCGTCCCAGTTTTCAAACTGCTCACTCATGCGACACAGTCTTTTTAACCGTACATGTTTCATTCCAAGTGGTTCAATTACTTGTTCAATCTCTTGCGGTAGTGCCTGCAACAATTTATCATGCGTGGGCCACTTAGCAAAAAACTCAGGTAGTACACGTTTAACCTGTTTGCGATTCGTACAGTTTAAACATATAACACCAACCATGTGTTGCCACACGTTGTCTACTTGCTGTTGGACCATTCGTTCATCAATCATTCTGGATTGCCTGCTCCTAAAAACTCTGCATACTGCTGGCTGTGTTCACTTAATCTGTTAAGATCATACTTGCCACAAAACTTCAAAAACTGTGCGCCCACCATTGGTCTCTTTCTACTTACTTTACCTTCTGCAATAGTGGTTGCAATTTGTTGCTTTACTTCATCTGGTTGTGCAGTAAGGTCAACCAATACCTTGTTGCGTTCATAATCATCCAACACTCTGTGTTCTTCACCGTTATGGTCAGTCCAACGTTGTAACATCAAGTTGTTCCAATTGAAACCTTTTGCATTTCTGTCAGCATAGGCTTCAAGCAATCCAACTTTGTTCTTGCTACCTTTCTTGCGTACACCTGGATATGCTGTAAATACATTATCTGTGGTATCTCCACGCATACACTTTTCAAACAAGATCCACTCTGGGTCGGGTATTTGTTTGGGCTCTTTGGTCTTTTTGTCTATGACCAATTTGCCTCGCTTATCAAATATACCTTCCAATGTATGTAATTCATCAGACACACCATTGTACTGCTTTACATTGTTTGCTAACAGTTGATAAAAATCAGTGTCACTGCTGATAATAACATGTTCGTCATCTGGGTGTGCTTGTACCCATCCAGCAATTAAATCATCTGCTTCCAAATTACCATGGCGCATCACAGTACAATTTGTTTTTTCGTCTAGGAAAGTCTTCAATGAATCAAATGCTTCCCAAAACAATGCGTCTTCTTCTGCTTGTGCTTCTGTTAGTGCTTGTCTTGCAACTGTACGGTTTTTCTTATAAGGTTCATAAAAGTCTTTGCGCCAACTACGCCCCTCTAAACAGAATACAACATGGTCTGCTTTATGATCACGCCATGCTTTGTTTACACTAGACAGTGTAACGTGTACAGCAAAACCAAGTTTATCCCAGGTGTCTGCTTGACGATGTGCGCTGTGTCGGGCACGAAAGAATGTGTTTGCTGTGTCTACAATAAGATATTTCATTTAATAATAGTAGCATATTATAACAACTTGGTCAAGTGCGGCATCAAGTATTCTGCCCATTTTCTATGTCCTTCAGCTCTATAGTGATAACTTGGAAGTGCTGTAAGTCCTTGATCCTTTAGATAATTGTAATACGTCATGTCTGGGTTGTATGGTTCAATAAAACAATCTTCCCAATCTCTTCGATCTTGCAATGGAATGTGTCGAAAGTTACTGAAACTGTTGAAAAACAAATGCGGTATTTCTTGTTCTTGTAGTTCTTTGTGGAACTGCCAAATCTTTTCGTGTTCTTGTTGTTTGCACTTTTTCCAGTCTATTCTGCTAACATAAAACTTGTACTTTTCTTTAACTAGTTCTGGCCAGTCGTCGCCGACCCCACCTGCACTGACTTGCCAATACACACCATGGTGCAACCATTCTTGTCTTTCGTGAGTGCTCCAGCCTATAATGATAGCATCTGGTTTGCCTCCTGCGATGTACTCCCTAGTGGTGCGTAGTATACGATCGTTACTACTGGCGGCTTCTGCATCACAGTGTAGTATAGCAAACAATTCGTTTGCTATCAAACACCCATAACTGGCTTTTTCATTCTCGGGATGAGGTATACGTCCAAGATTATAGTAAAAAGGATCATCTTCTGCAAAACAATAATTGTTAACTGCTTCGGCTCCAGCACTATGGCTATCACCATTTACATACAGTATCATGAAACTTCCGTTCTACCATTTCCCAAATCATTTTCATTCATTTGTCTAGCACGGCCATCTGCTTGATCCTGATTTGCTTCCCACTGCTCATAGTTTTCTGCTAGTACATTCTTGCATACTGATTGGAACCAACGATCAACTATAACAGCATCAGTGTCTTCTTTTTTCTGTTGGTAACCTGACTTGACCAACTTGGCCACAAAGTAATCATTCCAGTCCAGTTCGAATGCACCATTACCTGGATCATCTGGATCAACTTCTATTGTTAGCACATTTACCCATGGTTCTTTCTTTTCTGTCGCTATTTCTTTATCGGTCTTCTTGACCTTAGGTGCTTCTTTCTTTTGTGGTTTTTTCTTCTTGAACATGTCAAACATTAATGACTCCCAGTGAATTGATCTATTTCTTGTTTCCATTGCGGATAAAATTTGCCGTCGTATTCTGGACTACGCCTTGCATTGTCTAATGTACTTGTTGGTTTAGCCACGTGTAGTTTGTTTGCTAAACTACATGCCGACCATGTACATTTAGGATCTAACTGTTTATTGCAAATAACACAAATCTTATTCATCTCTTTCCTGTTAACTTCCATACTAAAAATGCATCCGTTGAAACCCAATAGGTTTCGCTTCTTGCTTCGGGACCTCTATAGTTGTAAATATAGGCTTCGCCCTTGTATGCTTTTTTTAAAAATATCCATTTCTTGCTGATAAAACAGCGTCTAGGGCACACGCAAAAAGTTAAAGTCCAATCTTTAACCAAACCGAATCCAATATCTTCCCCGAGGTGCTGAAACAAAGGCAAAGGTGGGGGCAACGGCAATTAAGTACCCCATTCGTTCTTGAACAATGGAACCTGTAGTCGGTCACTGTAACGTAAACCATTTCGCATAGCCAAATCAGCTACTGCTTTATTATTTAACCTATATGTTCCTTCGTCTCCGCCTACAGGCATAAAGTACACAGGCCCATCGAATCCTGCGAGTCTGTATTCTTTTACTGCGTCTAGTGCTTCTTCTGCATCCTGCTCGTTTTCGATAACAAACTTCAAGTAAGTGTAACCAAAGTGACTGTACTCTGCTACAACATCAGGACATATAGCATCTTCCTTCTTTTCACCTGAACAACTTAGTTTAGCACTTACACTAAAAGTTAACGCACTAGAACTTCTGCGACTGGTCCAATCTAATAGGAAAAACTTGAAGTCTTCGTGCAATGGTTGCGTACCATTTGTTTCTATTGTTATTTCTTTTAGTTTCTGCATCCTAGGCTGATTCAACAAGTCAGGATACTCACGTTGCCAACCTAACAGTGGTTCACCACCTGTAATAACCAAGTGCTCTTCACGCCACTCTTTAAACGGCAGTGTATCCACGATCATATCTGACAACTCGTCGTTTTCGTATGTAGGACTCAAGTGTCTAAACTTTGGGTGCCAACTGGCATAACTGTCGCAACCTGTTGTAACCAACGGCAAGTCGCCGTATGTTTTGTATTTAAATTTATCGTTTAGCTCAATAATAGCGTCCACTTCTGTTGTCTTTTTGCCCCTGGGCATACCGAATCCTGCACATTGGAAGTTGCAACCAAATGTACGCAAGAACACACTGGGCACACCCATGTAGCGTCCTTCACCTTGTACCGAGTAGAACAGTTCGCTTATTTTAAGTTTCATTAATGACTTCTCTTTCCATCAAATATACAATTGAATATCAAGTTCATATCGCCTGAGTTGATTACCTTGTGAAACGCACCATCTGGTATTAGCACATAATCACCTTGGCTAACAGGAAATGATTCGCTGTCTTTGTTGCCAACGATCATGTGCCCACGACCTTGCACAAACACATATACTTCTTCTTGCCCTGGGTGTCTATGTCCAGTAGTACTTTGATCTCTATACAAAGTTGTAGAACTTAACACAAGATTATTTAGAGTTTTATTATCCTTAACCAAATAAACTTCGTTATCTTTTACTACGTCACCGCCTATGTCATGCCAGCTGTATTTTAGCATCATGCAAACAGGTCCTCGTTCCATTCTCTGTGACCTTCACGCCAAGCCATGTTGCTTTGTGTTTCACGTACTTCTACTCTGTAACACCAAAGTCTATCTGCTTCTGCTTGGCCCCACATGTCTGGTATATACACACCATTAACATATTTGTACAGTTGGTCTGCTAGTCCTTCACAACCAAGTCTTGGCAGTATGGTTATTTTAGCCATCTTCTTTGCTTGCAGTTGCTTGTACATTTCCAGTTCTGGATCATCTTCAGCAACCAATAGTGTATGATCAAACTGATCTTGTAGTACACTTTTTAGTTCTTTTAGTCCGCCATAATCTGCTACCCAGTTTCTAATATCTAAGTCATCCGTTCCAAAAAAGAAACGCATACTAAATGCATAACCATGTATTAGATTACAGTGACTGTCAGCTTTCCATTGTCTGTATGCACAGGGAAACTGATCAACATATTCTTTTGTACTTACGTACTCGTAGGTTCTTGCTTGGTTCATTGTTTTATCCTATATTAAAAGTTATTATAACATAGGCTTGCAGAATTTGTATACCGGGTTGAATGCCAGAAAAGGCCGGTTGCAACTATTTATTGAAGTTAATATATACACTTTGTCTTAGGAAATGTAGTGGTACCCAAAATTTCATACCATGCATAATTTCTGTACTGTTTAACAAATAAAATGCTTTGTTGTACTCTGGTATACTGTATATGAACTGCCGTGCATCTTCGCTCCAAAATTGTGTACCTGTAAATGGATCTGCGGTTATTGCAACAATAATAACATTGCTAACAGTATTAGTATCGTCTGTGTGCAGATTGTTTTCATAATATGAATAATCTTGCCAACATGCACAAGATGATATACGAGCCTTTGTTCCAAAATACGTGCGCAGTTTATCTGTAATCAGGTTACGAATATTTGTCGGCAAAATAACTTCTTGTACTTCTCTTTTGGTTTCACCACTGGTGTTAAATTTTTTACACAGAACCTCTGAAATAGCTTGATATTCTGTTCTCGAAGGGGTGAACAAATTGAATACTTGAGCAAAATAACCCAAGGTTTCGTTATCAAAAAATTGTTTTATTTCTCCACCATACGGGCTAAGTTCCATCTATTTGGCAAATACAAATGAGCTTGATTTACTGTGCTGTTCCCACCAAACCTCCCATGGAAATTCAACCCACACATCTTCGACACTCTTATCTATTACTCGACCGCAGAAGTCAATATTGTAAGAGAACTTGCTTGATTTATTATCAACCAACATGGCAAATTTTACACTGGTATTAAACAAGTAACGCCATTGCCTTGGATTGGGAAAACTTGTTTCCCAGTCACGACAGATATAATTTAGTGTTGCACCAGTATCATTTATGTCGTCTACTACCAATATGTGCTTGCCAGTATATGCCAAATCTGCTAAATGATGTTTGCTTTCATTTTCTTCGCCTGGTTTAAGATCACGCAGTTTTACCTTGAGTGTTTCTAACGGAACATCAAAATACTGACTTATCATGTTGGCTGGAACCAAGCCACCGCGTGTAAGTCCCACGACAACATCTGGGCGCCACAAGGTTTGATCCATTTGTGCGCACATACTATGAGCGTAATTTTCTATATCAGTGTTGGTTAATCTTTGTTTCAACATATAATTATTATAGCATCATGTGTTTGATAGGTCAAGAAAATAATTCTACTAAACTAAGCACACATACTATAATTGCGCCAATAGTAACAATCCAATGAATCGTATCTTCAACCGTCGGTTTCACGACTTCCCCCAAACTTCTCAATGCATATCCACCACTTTTCTTCAATCCATGCATCTCGTTTTTCTTTTGTGTCGATCAATTCAATTTCGTTTAGTATTTCAATTGCGTACTCGCGAGGGAAACCCTCCTTCTCAGGTGGAAATGTATTTAACACTCCGTTGTATCCAATTTCACGATAAAGTTTAAGTAGCTTATCAAATCTGG